CGCAGCCGTCGCGCTCGCGCTACTTGTCGCGTTCGACGATAACCGCGCAGCCGTCGCCGTCGTATCCGTCGCCGTGTGCGCGTTCGTCGCGTTCGTGACATTCGCTGCCACAAGTGACGCAGCGATAACCGCGTACGCTAAGGCTCACCGCGCAAGCGTGGCGCGTATCGTCGCGAAACACGACGCAGCGCGCGAAGAGTGGCACAAGTACTGCGACCAAATGACGACGCGCTACGAAGAGCAGAACGCGCGCAACATCGCGCGACGCAACGACGCGCTAGATGACCGCGACCTAGCACTACGCGAGATGCGAAACGCGCAGCGCGAGTGTGACCGTATGACGCGCGAGTTGGCGACAAGTGGCGAGCGTATGGCAGCGTCGTACGACATTACTAAGGTTGAGCGCGACGCGTTAGAGAGTGAGAACGCGAACCTATGCGCGCTCATTCGCGCGCTTATCTCGCCGACATTCGCGGACGCGACGCGCGAAGAGTTGCGCGTATGGGTATGGGCAGGCAATAGCGAGGCTGCCTACGCCGACGCGTTCTACAACGGTGAGGGAGTGAGCCTTGACGATGAGATAACGCGACGCGCTGCCTACGAAATGGCAGAACGCGCGAACGCTCGCAAGTAATCACACGCGACGCGCAACACGGCGCGCCACTCTCGCAGTGAGAGTGGCGCGCCGTTCGCGTATCTGCCCACACGCTCGCGCCGTGTCTGTCTCGCGCGACTCTCTCACTCTCTCGCGCTCGCCGTGTCTGTCTCGCCGTGTCTGAGCCGAACACGCCACACGCAATAGGAGCGCATTAGAGCGCGCGTAGAGCCTTGCCCCGTGTCTCAGTACCCTCGCCCGATTCTGACCGCTTAGAACGCGTCCTATCGCCGCTCACGAAATCGCGCACAAGCGCGCACAATCGCACTAGGTCGGCGGCAGCCTGTGGATAACCTCGGGCATCCGACGAAATAGGAGAAATAGGAGAAATCCCCCCCCCCTCTCCGACCACGCAGAGTGGTCGAGTGGGCCGCGCGCCAAGTTCTCCTCAAGTTTGTAACCTAAATTATGCTGTATAGGTGTCCTAATCCTGCATTGACTCCCGCTATCATGACATCAAAGCCCGCGGTGGGTGCTTGTAGTTCTGTATTCCTACATCGCATCTGTCCTCCTTACCACTGCTGGCAGACCAGTGGGTTGGCCCATAAGTCTGCCACCCCAAATGCACGACTGATGTGTGCATGCTCGCTACACTCAATGACGGGACGGTGCGTCGCTTATCATTTCGCGACCTTTCCACCGCTGGCATACCGGTGCCACCGCCCCGTATGCCACTTACAAAAGGAAACACACACATGGCAAAGAAATCAACACTGGTGGGCAAGTTCATTCATGTCCCAGGCGAAAAAGGAAGTGTTGAAGGATTCCCGACGTACACCCCGCTTGAAAAACAGGGATACATAAACGCCCAACTGACCAAAGAAGATAAAGATAAATCACCACTGTATGAAGTGGCTTGGTTCTCTTGGGCAACCGGAGCAATGACTCAATCAACGATTGTCTCTTTAGAGGCTATGCATTTTGAGGCATGGACGTTCTACGACGACGAAGATGATTGGCGCTCGCGAGCCGACGAAGACAGTCAAATCAAGCACATTTCCCATCAAAAAAAGTGGGAACAGGACAAACAAAATCAGTCCAACTAGCGCAATAGGCCCGTGAAGCATATTTGGCTATGCACCTCACTTGTAATGAGGAGATAGTGGGTTCGACTCCCACCTCGGGCTCCGGATAGGATGACGAAATGACTGAACTGAAAATGGAATGTGGTGAAGGATGGCGTCACTTAGTTGAAGCGTGCCATCAAGAACTGCTGGCAATTGACCCCAACTACACCCCGACACAAATCAAAGAGAAGTTCGGACAACTCCGTTACTACTTTGACACCAACATCAAGTTTGAAGACCCAAACTTCCACCAGATGCACATGATTGCTAATCGTTATGAATTGAAGTCGATGTGGACGTGTGAAGTGTGTGGCGAAAAGGGTGAAGCAATCGCTAGGAATGGCTGGCACAAAACGCTGTGTGAACAGCACAAACAGCGAACGCACTAACTATCCGGCCACACCACATAAGGTCTGGCCATGAACATGGAAGATAGGGAAGTACAACTGCTCCTCTATCGCGCTGACGCCGCTGAGACTGAGTGTCAAGAGTGGCAGTACGTTGCAGACAAACTGTACCGAGCACTGGTTCTAGAAAAGAACCGACGTGGTGTGTCGTATCAGGATGTTGACATCGTTGCAGACGCGATTGAGGCGTATCGCAAGATTGCTTAGTTCTCTTCTGTAGGGCGCGCCAACAGGCGTTGTGCTCGAAGGATGAGGCTTCGCTCTCGTGCGCTCTTGCCACCCCAGATGCCGAATCGTTCGTTGGTATCCAAGGCGAAGTTCAAGCAATCCATTCGCACCGTACATTCTTTGCAGATGCCTTTTGCTCTCCGGAGTTTTTCTACATCCCCAGGTGCTGGGTAAAACGTTTCTACCGGTTCATCAAGACAGTTTCTATCTCTCATCCACTTTGGACGATTTATCTTGAGCCCAAATGACGGGAAGTCCAAGTCCCAGTCGTTATAGTACGGCATAAGTGTGCGATAGTGTAACAGAGTGTGATAATGTGACGGAGCACTGTTGCGATGATGTTTTGCTACTGTGTCGTTATGGAATTTTGCAATGGGGCTGAAATGGAATACCGAGGGGCTGGGCGGGGAAATACAGGAATAGGGACGAATAGGAGATGTATACAACTATGAATAAAAAAAATTCGCGGTTGCCTTTGTACGACCACCGGGACGAACTTCTGGCCCAGATGGAAACGGAACTCACCGTTGGGTGGAGCAACGTATCTCGGCCATTGGACAATAGACAATTGAGTCTGAAAAAGGCAGTTCAACTTATTCAGGAAGCAATGGAAGAAGAGGACAGAAAGAAGGATTATCTCTGATGTACGGATGCGAAGATGACCTACAGCAAACATTGGACTGCTGGACGAAAAATCCAGACAAATGGACGATGGGGGACTACACAGTTGATGTCCCGTTGTACGTAGTTGAGGATGCGATTCAACGACTGCAGCGGTACGAGCAAATCGTGCAGAATCTGACCAACGTCGGATTATTGCTGTGGAAAGAGAATCTGCGCAAATACGGAGAGAGAAAGATTCACGATAAAGAAAGCCCATCTGGGGTGTATCAGCAAGAGACATTCCAAAGGATGTGCTCGTTCGTCAATGAGTTGCCGGAGAAAATAGACCTTGAGGATGGGTTTGTGGAGTTGGCTTTGCAGTTGGCGCGATTTGATTCAGGCGACCCGACTGGACTGACCCAGTACATAGACAAAGAAGACGACCTTTTCGAACGGCTTGAAAGCGGTGAGATTGAAAATGGCTGAGAAAGTTCGGGTGATGCCGGTTTCTCGTGAGCCCCGTCAGTTGAGCCAAGAGGATGCTGCGCGGCTGCGCCGACGCCGTGATGCCCTTGATGCTCTTCGCAAACAAACAAAGGCGGCAGAGAATCGCCTTCGCTTTGACATCTTCAATACCTGGAGAACAGGTGCCGGGACGATGGATGCAATTGCCAAGGCTTCTGGTTATTCAAAGGATTGGGTCGGCAAGTTGATTGACCGCATCCGCAATCGTGACAAGTTGCTGGAGATGGCTATTGATGAGTACCTGAAGGAGAATCCAGGTGCAACACTCTGAAGAAACCACCGAGCAGATTCCGTTGCGCGACCGCATTACCTGGCCGCCATCTCCCACTGAGGAAAAGTACCCGTATGACGAATGGTTTGACGGGTCAATTTGGAAACTGCATATGTATCAGGATTTCTTCATTCACCCCAACTCCATGCGTTCTGCTCTCTACATGGCAGCCCGACGTAAGGGAAAGAAAATCAAGACGCATTGCCCGACCACGCAGGACTGCATCTATGTTCAGGCGGTAAAGAAATGATGAGCGACATCGTAGAAAGATTGCGGTATCAGCGAACCAACAGCGTGATTTGCAACGAGGCCGCTACGGAGATTGAGCGGCTGCGCAAAATCATCGTTGAATTGACCAAAGAGGAATTGAAGTACGAGTCGGCAGGCAAACATGACTGAAAAGAAATCTTCCGACTATCAAAAAGATATTGAGATGTCAGATATCCGCCTGACATTGATTGCACGAAAAGGCCCGACGATTATCGAACTGATGAAGGGCGGGATGACACCCAACCGTGCTGCAGAAGTGGCAGAGGTTTCGCGGGAAACTGTGCGCAATTGGCTGAAGCGCGGGATGCTTGAGCAGCAAAGGATTGAGCAGGGCCTTGACCCCGAACCATCAGAAAAGGTCTACATGGATTTTGCGATGGGCGCGCTTAAAGCAGAATCAGAAGCGCAGGCCGGTCTTGTACTTGCGTGGTACAAAGAAGGACGCGCTGGAGACTGGAAGGCGGCAAAAGAGTTTCTTGCTGCTCGCTGGAGACAAGAGTGGGGTTCGGAGAATACGGTCAAACTGGAAGTCTCGCCCCTTGGCATCTCTGCTCAGGCAGCACCGCAAAAGGTTGATATCGAAGAAGACGATAAGAGAAAGCGCGCAGTCCTTGCAGCCCTTGTTGAGGCAGGAGATTTGCCGTCATCAGTCCTTGGCGCGTGGGACAAAAACGAAGTGATTGATGCAGAGGTGGTGGAGAATGAAACACAGGACTGAACTCGTCCCATTGGGCAAACGCTGCCCATGCACGCCACTGCCTTATGACCCATTCTGTGATGGGCGAGATGAGGACGATGAATGATTCGTGACCAACTTGCGTCGCTGACCCATTACAAGATTCCTTGTGGAATTGATTTGCCACACAACATGCACCCTAAACAGGCAGCATTTCTTACATGGTCAACAACCCGCGAAGCCCTCTACGGCGGCGCGGCAGGTGGAGGTAAATCAGATGCCCTACTCATGTCCGCACTCCAATACGTCTGCGTGCCTGGATACTCTGCACTGCTCTTGCGTCAGACATATCCGCAACTTGCAGGTCCAGACGGCTTTATCGACCGATGCAACGCCTGGCTCGCCAACACCGATGCAAATTACGTTGGGACGAACAAGCGATGGACGTTTCCGTCTGGCGCCACATTATCCTTCGACCACTGCGAACGAGACGACGACAGATACAAGTTCCAGTCGTTTGCCTATCACTTCGTAGGGGTGGACGAATTAACGCAGTGGAAGACTGACCGCGTTTACCGATATGTCGGCTTCTCCCGAGTACGTAAACCATCAACTGCAGCAAACCTTCCATCCTGCCCGGTATGCGGGATGACTGCTGCTGATATTCCCCTACGCACGCGAGCGGCCACAAACCCTGGAGGTCCAGGAAACAACTGGGTGTATGAACGATTCATTTTGAACCGTGATACTGACCGAAAGTTCATGCCCGCCAAGATTTCCGACAACCCCTCTCTTGATGCAGAAACCTACGTAAAGTCACTCGACGAACTTGACGCAATTGAGCGAGCACGACTGCTTGAAGGAAACTGGGAAGTCCGTGAAGAAGGCGGCATGTTCAAGAAAGAATGGTTCAACGTCACCGGAGTATTCCCAGACGACATGCAAAAGGTTCGATACTGGGACTTAGCAGCAACTGCCCCGCGTCACGGAACAGACCCAGACTGGACGGTAGGTGCGCTTGTCGGATTCAAAGACGGCAAATACTTTGTTCTGGACATCCGCCGAATGCGCGGAACCCCCTACGAAGTTGAGAAAATGGTCAGGACCACCGCAGAGCAAGACGGAATTGGCACGAGAATCATCATGGAACAAGAACCCGGTTCGTCTGGCGTGAATGTCATTGACCACTATTCACGGTTGGTGGTCCCAGGCTTTAATTTCAAAGGCCAGAAATCAATCACCTCAAAGAAAGACCGTGCTGGCGTTTTCTCTGCTGCTGCTGAATCTGGCAACGTCTCCATTGCGCGTGGAGCGTGGAATACGCCGTTCCTTGACGAGTGCGAAGTGTTCCCGTACGGAGCCCATGATGACCAAGTGGATGCAATTTCTGGTGCTATTCAGGCATTGGTGAATAAGAAGAATAAGCAAGTGCGAATCATCGTATGAAGCGCTTTTCCCACAAGGGGCATTGTGAGGGACGAGAAGAGAATTGTGGATACGAAAAGTGTGGGGTATTTGGTAATTTATATTTAGTTGATGGGCAAACAGATGCCCGCGCAAGGCTAAAGCAGTGCAAAGACAAGCCCCATTTGGCACGCGAGCGTAAACTTAAGCCAACACGACTCAACTTTGCCTCCAGTAAAACTAAAAAGAATATTCCTAAAAGGCAAGAAGTGCGACGTATAGTCCTTGCACGCGACATGGGGTTGTGTCAGGCAAGGTTCCTAGTAGAATCGATTACATGTTCAGGACCACTGGACGTAGACGAAGTAATCCCTAGGGGTCGAGGAGGAAACTACTTAGACCCGGATAACTGCCAGGTGTTGTGCAGAGCGCACCACCGGTGGAAGCATGACAACCCCGCTGAGGCTGAAAGGTTAGGACTGACAAAGTCTCTCCCGCCCAGCGGCTGACGATTGGAGATACTTGTGGTTAGCAAAGAAGCAGTAATTGGCTTTACCCTATGGCTGGCAACGGTGATAGGAGTGGGCATCGGAAACGGTGGAGTTACCCGCCAAGAGCCCCCAGAACGCAGATATTCACGGGTCACCGTGGCAAGCCAGGAAGTAAGGAAAGTCGAAGCGCAAGAACTCAATGCGGCACCAAAGCCAAACGCAATCCTTCTGGAAACATTCGTCTTCAACCAGAGAGACGAAAAGGTCAGCAAACTCCAGGCATTGCTCGGGGTAAAGACCGATGGTCACTACGGCAAGGCAACTCGGGCAGCCCACCTGAAGGCCCTTGAAGCCCAAGGCCTAGAGACAGCCTTTGTCCCAGCCCTGCCAAATCCACTGATTGACGATGGCGGGAAGCGGTTTAACATCTCCCCAGACCCGACTCATCGCTGCCCTCAGTTTGAGCCACTCTTTGCCCAGTACGGGCTGGAGCCAGTTGAGGTCTTTTCCTACATCGCCTATCGCGAGTCAAGGTGTAACCCCAATGCGGCGAATGCCAAATGGGACTCAAAGGGCAATATCACTTGGACCCTAAACAAGGACGGGTCAATTGACCGCGGCCTCCTCCAAATCAACTCGTGCTGGAAGACCGTGACCAAGAACGTCTGCGGAACTGGCTTGGAGGGCTTGTTTAACGTTGAGTGCAATATCAAGGTTGCCAAGTACATCATGGACAATTCGTCCGGTGGCCTGGCAAACTGGAATGTATGGAAAAACTAAAAAGCAAAAGCCCGTATATTTTTATCGCCATGGCATCCATCTCATTCATCGCGTTTTACTTCACCAAAAAGATTCGACGCCTGATGATGTCTGAAAGCAAAAAGGTAAAGATGATTCAGGAAGCGATTGAAGAAGTTCGTCGCGAGCAAGAGAAAAAGCAAAGTGATGAGATTTTGAATATCATCAAGTCTGAGCGAGATAAGCAGACAATGGCTTTTAGTAAGTACGGTCACAGGCACAGATAGGGCGTGGCAGACTATGTGTCATGCCAGAACTAAACGCCAACATCCCATCGATTGAGTGCTTTGTTCGCGGCAATTTTTTGCGCGACCAACAAGACAGTCACGACAAAGTATTCCCCTGTTATATCTTTGGCGTTGCCTCAATCCCGGACCGAGTCCCGATGTTTCACTTCCTGATGGAAGATGGCGGTATCTGGTGGCGCATGCCGATTCATGCATTTTGTTGGAAGCCAGATGCAGAACCAATGGACCTACACGACCAGGTCCTTTGGAATTCATTCTCTCCGTACATAACTGTCACAACTTTTCATAGTCTGCGCGGAATGCGCATGGAATATTCAGACCGCCATAAGCGCAAGCATCAAGGAATATATATGATGACCTTTGATTGGCACTGGCCAGAATCAAATGCGACAAATGTTGGATGGTCAGAAAATCCTGGTCAACACAAGTGCGGGCATCTCATCAAACTTGATAATGGGAATTTCGCCATCCAGCCCAACAATAGGGTGATTCTTAAAGACCCGTCATTCACCACAAAACTCGGAAGCCCAGTTATTGAAAGAATCCTCAATCATCAGCACTTTGGCGTAGAGGATGCCGACAGGTGGGTAACGGAAGATTCCGAAAACTATTTCTATTCGATTTCGTCAAACCAGAATGACCGCAATGAAAAGGCTGACTAGAAACCTGCTTCTCGCCACTCTGAGCGTTTTTGCCCTCTCTGCGTGTGGCTATCAAGGAAGTTATCGTTACTCCTGCCAAGACCCTGAGAACTGGGAGAAGGAAGAATGCAATCCACCGATGTGCACAGTCAACGGGGATTGCTGGAAAGACTTGGTTGGTTACGAAGAGGAGACAGACGAATGAAACAGCGATACACGGCAGAAGAACTTGATGCCCGGCTGAAGTTTGTTGTTGGCTGCATCCTCGGGCTTGTCCTAACCATCACCACAATCGGCGTTCTCTACGCCCTTGTTTTTGTTGCCCAGCCAATTGGGGCCCAGGCCGAAAACGACAAAATGTTCTTCGGCGTGTTGTCTTCCGTTGCTACATTTATTACCGGAACTCTTGCCGGGCTCATGATTTCCACAGGTCGCAATAAAGAACAAGCACCCTCTGAGGAAACGGAGACACAAGAATGATTGCAACGCTTCTCACGCTCTTGGTTGGGGCGCTGGCCGGATTTGTGGCCTGCAAACGATTTGGACATTGCGCATGTTGTGACTGCGACTGCGAAAAGTGTGAAAGGGATTAAGACATGGACATCTCATCCTGGTTTGACGCACTCGGCGAATCACTAAAAACAAACCAGGTCACCCTGGTTGTCCTTGCTGGATTGGCATTTGCCGGATACAGATGGGTGAGCAAGATTGACCAAATCAACCGCGAAGACCATGCCGCACTGGGCGAAAAGGTTGATGAGGTCAAAGATGCGGTTGCAAAGGGCTTTCAGGACCATTTGGCTCATTGGCATAATCCGCCCACCGAGGCAGTAAAACGAGCCCCGCGTGCAAAGAAGGCTGCGAAAAAGAAGTAGTCTTCCAATTGACGAAATTTGTTAACGTGGGTGCATAACTTACGTTAAATAATTCTTTACCCACAAGAAAGGAAATTCTCGTGATAGTGGTAGCCACGACTCTCCATGCTTATGTAATGGATAATCCAGACCATTGGGGTTCATGGATGAAAAATGCAGAAAAGGTAAAAGAAGAGTACGCAAGGTTTGGAGACTGGGCAAAAATTCAATATTTTGCAGCGATACAGGTTGATTCTCGTGGACTAGAACCATTTAAACCCTTTTTGGACAGACTTGCAGAAATCGATGGCGGGTTCTGGACGTACTCACTTGATGATGGAAGAACTCAGGTAACAACAAAAAATAGGCTCAGGCATATTGTCGTTGGGCAAAACCTATGTAACGATTTTGCCATGTCTACGCATGGGTGCACCCACATGCTTTTTATGGCTGCAGATTGCATGCCCCCCGACGATGTCATGCCGAGAATGCTGGAGATGAATCATCCGCTTTGCGCCCCATATATTCGCACTTACAATCTGCGCGGAAAAAAGATTGACAAATATCCATTCCCGGTTGAAGAAGCAATGGCATCAGCGGCAGCAATATTTATGGATAGGCGCGTGTTTTCCTCAATCAGGTGGCGCTGGGACCTTGACAACAACATGTCAGATGACCCCTGCTACCACCATGATGCCCTTCACTATCTTGGTGTGCCGACGTATGTGCGTCATGATTGCATCGCCAAGCATTTCCCAGAATCAGTTGGGGCAATTGAAACACGAGGCCACGATATGACGGTGTATAGATGATTAAGCAATTGCGTCAATTTCACGACAGTGAAACATTGGCAAAGATTTATGCAAAACCGCACGACCACAGAATTTATGGTCGTGGACATCACGTAAGAGTTGAAGTCACAAAAAATATTGTTCGCGATGCAGTTGCGATGACAAGAGCCAAAAGCATTGCAGACTTGAGTTGTGGCAATGCGGACATAGTTAAGTCCATGGGAATGCAAAATGTCTTTCTTGGGGATTATGCGCCAACATACGATTTAGTTGGACCGATTGATAAGACAATCATGGATATTCCAAAAGTCGATGTTTATGTATGTTCAGAATCCCTTGAGCACGTAGAAGAGCCATTGAAGATTTTGAAACTTATTCGAGAAAAGTCAGAATATCTAGTTCTTTCTACCCCAATAGAAAATTGGGAAGATACCAACAACGAGCACTACTGGTCTTGGGATAGGCAAGGTGTTGAAGAATTGCTAAGCGAGTCTGATTGGACACCAAATATATTTTTGTATTTGGACACAACAGTGTTTGGCGAACCTTACAAATATGGCATTTGGGGATGTAAGTGAAAATTTTAATTACCGGAGACGCAGGTTTCGTGGGCGGATATTTTAGGAAAGCCCTAAGTGACCACGAGGTTTTCGGTGTCGATATTAAAAATGGTCTTGACGCTAGAAAATTTTTCGCACAAGATGATACGTATTTTGACCTTGTTATTCATCTTGCTGCAATAGTTGGAGGAAGAGCAACAATTGAAGGGGCACCCCTTTCTGTTGCCGTGGACCTTGCAATTGATTCAGAATTGTTTCAATGGGCGCTTAGAACACGACCAAAAAGAATTATTTACTACTCGTCGTCTGCCGCATACCCAATTGAGTATCAAAAACTCGATGACAAAATTCGCCTATCTGAAGAGCATATTGATTTGTCCAAAATCAAATCTCCCGACTACACATACGGTTGGGCAAAACTTACCGGAGAGATGCTGGCTGGTTATGCAGAAAAAGAAGGCCTGCGCGTCCATGTTTTTAGGCCTTTTTCCGGATACGGAGAAGACCAATCTTTGGACTACCCATTTCCATCATTTATTAAACGCGGTGTAGAAAAAGCAAATCCATTTATTATTTGGGGAACTGGAAATCAGACTCGTGATTTCATCCACATGGAAGATGTAGTTGCAGCAACGCTGGAAGCAGTAAAACAAGACATCCCCGGGCCGGTAAATCTTGGGGCTGGAAGGGCAACGTCATTCAATCAACTCGCAGAAATGGTTGCGAAACAATGTGGGTATTCCCCATCCTTTGAGCGCAAAATTGGAGCCCCAGAAGGGGTTGAGTACAGGGTTTGCAACCCATCCAAAATGCTCTCTTTCTATAAGCCAAAAATCAGCCTAGAAGAAGGCATCTCCAGGGCAATTAAATACATGCAAGGTCTTCAATAATTAAACTAATTTAAGCAACATAATTTATGGTTGCGATAAAAATTTACAGCCCATAAACTGGAATCAACCCAACGAAAGGAATTCAAAATGTTCAAATTTTTACTATCAATTTTCATTACGGCAAGTTCCCTTGTTTCTCAACCACTACAAAATGACAACGGTTGGCGCCCAGCATGGGGACTTGACCGCATTGACCAGCGCGAGGCCGCGCTCAATGACAGGTATAACTATTCATACGACGGGACCGGAGTTACCGCTTATGTGTTCGACTCCGGAATCAACTCAGCACATGAAGAGTTCGTCGGTCGCGTAGAACTCGGGTACACGGCAATCGCTGACGGATACGGAGCAGAAGACTGTGCTGGACATGGTTCCCACACTGCAAGTCTTATCGGTGGCAAAACATACGGCGTAGCGAAAAACGTACGGCTTGTTTCAGTCCGTGTTTTGAACTGCAGTAATTCAAACCCATCAAGCGCAAGTCTGTACCCGGCGATTGACTGGATGGTTGAGCATCATCAATCAGGGGTTCCCGCAGTCGTGAATATGAGCGTGGGGATGTCAAAGTCCACTGCATTCAATGACGCCGTTCGCAAACTTATTGCTGACGGAATGATTGTTGTTGTTGCCGCCGGCAATCAAAATCGCGATGCGTGTTTGTACTCTCCAGCATCTGAAACAAGTGCAATTTCAGTTGGGGCAACAGACAAGACGGAACTGCGCGCATCGTATTCAAATTTCGGCACATGCGTTGACATTTTTGCTCCTGGCTCTGACCTTGTTGGCGCATGGGTCGGGCCTTCAAATACGTATAGGTCCAGCAGCGGAACATCCAATGCCGCGCCGATTGTGTCTGGAATTGTCGCAACAATGCTGCAGAAAAATCCCAACCTCACGCAGCAAGAAGTTCAGCAAATGCTGACAGCAACAGCAACAAGCGGGGCACTGTTCAATATCGGAACAGGAAGCCCAAATCTTTTGGCGTACTCAGTTCTTGATGGTGCTCCAGTTCAGACAACAACTACCACCGTTGCTCCAACGACGACAGTGGTAACTACAACTACTGTTCCAGTCCCAACTAGCACAGTTGCTCCAACAACTACTGTTGCTCCTCCGCAAATGACTGACCTTCAGTGCTTTAATCCAGCAGAACGCACACGCATTTATGGCGTGCCATACGTGTGCGTCAATACCGGAAACAGTCTGATGTGGGTTCCCAAGCGTTATTCGCCAGGGCGCCCATAACTACTTGATTGGGCAAGCCCCAGTCGCGCAGTTGTCAAGGTCCAGTTCTCCGTCAAACGAGCGTTGCTGGAGTGGCACTGAGAAATCAATGCTCGCCAACATCTTCTCGTAGTCCTCTTTCGAGCACGCCTCGTACGGAGGAAGCGGGAAGTTGTGGTCGCTGTGAAGCAAGAACGACACTGACTTGACGCCATCGTCGTAGTTCTTTTCCAGCCATTCTTTGATTTGCGGCAGTTCCTCTTTGCGGTAGTACACCGTTACAGAAACGGCATTGTCCGCCCAGATGGTCTGCATTGTCTTGACCCACTCCAACTGCTGAACGGCAGTCATATCAGTGGCAAGGACCGAGCCTTCTGGGGACATGCACGGGAAGTCCACCACGTAGCGGGTGTGGTCTTCTCGACCGTCAAGGCCGATGTCCCACTGCACCTTGTAGCCACGCTTGCGACATGCGTCCACAAGCGGGTCTGCCGAGCCAAAGCGAACGCGGCGGATGTAGTACTGCGCGTAGGCGGGATGGATGCCAGGAGTGACGCCAGGAAGCAATGAAAGGGTTCCTGAAGGCTGAACGGTGGTCAAACGTACCGAGGTCGGCCAGCCCTTTTCCTTTGAATACTTCTTGTCAAAGGCAGCGAGGTTCTTGTAAGCCTCATCTAGCCACTCAATCTTTTCCGCAGAAACCTGCAGAATCCCGGTCACATTCTGGCCAAGGCGTGCGTTCTTCTTGACGATATTCGTGGTCTTTTCGTATGGGTACGCAAGACGTGTGATTTGCTTTTGCACCTTGTAAAGAAGGATTGAGATTTCCTTCAACTGCTCAAGCGATTCCACGTTCGGTAGATAGATGGTTGCAAGGTTGCAACTCTCCCCGTCGGCAAGGGCAATCTCTGCACACGGATTGAAGCCCTCAATTGATGGGTCTGGATTCTTCTCGCCAAGACGACCAACCGTACGGGCAAGTTTGCGGTTCAGCAATCCGTATGGCTCACCAGAGCCGTCGTAGCCCTTCCACAGTTCGGACATGATTTCTTCGTAGGAGTCTGCATAGATGCTGTTGTTTGAATTTGCACGCCATGCCGGAACCGTGCCGGTAGACCAGTTCTTTGCGCGCAAGAACAACACATCGTCTGGGTCGCCCATGGCAATCTGCGCTGAGCGTCGGGACGAACCGGACACGACAATTCGGCCGATGATGTTGCAGATGTCAAGCACGTCAATGGAGCGAAGTTTCTTCCCTACTCGTCCATCAAGAACCTTGCAGATGTCCGCCATTCCGTCGATGAGAGCGCCAGGACCAGAAGCGGTGCCGCCAAATGTCTTTAGCGGTGCGCCGTACTCGCGAATGAGAATTGTTGAATAACTAAACGACTTACCAGTCTCGAAGTACGACTTCAGCACAGCATGGAGCAGACGCTTCCAGCCATGACGCGAGTCTGGGACGATAATGTCGGCGTCGTTTGAGCGCTCATGCGTGATGCTTACTCCGGACTTAACCTTCGGCAAGTCGTGAATCTTTGCACGCTCTACGGAGAATCCAACTCCACCACCGAGCATGAGGTACTCAAAAAGAAGTTCAAAATCCTCAATCTTTTCAATGTTTGTGAAGTAGCAGTTGTTTAGCGACGCCCCATTGAATTTCTGTACGAGCGGAGTTCCAAGTTGCCAAAGTGCTCTGCCGGCGAATGAGCAGCGCAGATTGAACATGTGGTCGAAGAGTTTCTCCGCCTCTTCTTTGGTGTACTCAACACCGATTTCGTGCGCGCCATTAACCACGCGCTGAAGAGTTTCAGTCCATGTCTCATTGTTGCCATCGTCCTTCTTGCGACTATAGGTGCGCAAGAAGACAATTTCTCCCATGCCGTTGAAGCCCCACGGCGCTTGTTTTTGGGAATAGGAGTCCACAAAAGATTGGTCTAGCGTTGTCATAAAGTAACCTTCCGTATGAGTTTGAACTGAGTAGGTTAGTGGAGGCTACGAGGCAAAAGCGTCTAAGAAGGGTTTCTGCGACTATGCTTTCTGTATGGACATAAAAAACTACGACGAAAGCGCATTTATGGATTTTTCTCAATATCAGTTCAGGACAGGGCTCACCGCAAGATATCCACAGGACAGAGCAATTGAGTATTTAATTCTTGGCTTGGCATCAGAGGCTGGCGAGGTTGCTGGCAAATATAAGAAAATAATTCGAGACAATGGCGGGGAGTTTTCCGAGGAGTCAAAGAACGCACTCCTTGATGAAATCGGCGACGTTTTGTGGTATTGCTCTGAACTCGCCACATCTCTTCAGACAAACCTCGCTGCGGTTGCTGCGCGCAATGCCGCAAAACTTGAATCACGCGCCGAGCGTGGAAAGATTGCAGGAAGCGGAGATAACCGCTAGGCTGTTCACAACCACATGGAGAATCCAAAAGACATGATTCAAACACTTGAACTTCTTACGTCTCTTATGAGGACCGTAGAGAATGACAAGGAAGTTGAAGTAGTTGTGAAACGAGACCTGCTTGAGCGAGCAACCGAAATGATTGCTTTGTTGGTGCAAAGGGAAGAAATGTGGAAATCAATAGCAGATGACTTTGCTCAATCGGTCACCGTCACCCAAGGCAACGGCAAGCCTCGCTTCAATGTTGACCTTGAGAAATTTATGTCAGCCCAATATCAATACCAAAACACAACAAATGACCTACAACAAACACTTTGACATCCCCGAAAAATCCTTCAATTTCACTGAAGATTTGGCCTTTGGCCACATGGGGGAGGGCTTTGTAAAAACCTTCTACGAGTCTGTAATTCAAGGCTCAGCAGAGGTAAAGACAGACAGATATCGCAACGGAAGAATGGTTGTTGAGACAAATCAAAACCCACGGCGCGAAACTGATGTGTTCGGATATCCAGTTTGGAAAACAAGCGGAATCAACGTAACAACGGCAACATGGTGGATTTACATTTATTCCCTCAATTCGTCTTTAGTGGTTGTTTCTGTTGCGCGACTAAAGAACTATCTGCGCGCCAACAGGGAATTGTTCAACGAAAACACCAAGCGGTTATTTGCTGAGGGTAGCGATAACCCGGCAAAAGGATTTCTCCTGGAACCGGAGAATGTAATGGAAATGCTGTATAGTAAGAAGTACGACTGATTGGAGCACTTGTGTCTAAGATTTCTGGCTTTGGCCACCTCGGAAACCCAAATGAAGCATTCACAATTCATGGTCACAGCCTTGGAGGGCGTGATTCGGCGGTTTCAATTCAAAGGCCTTCTGCAAACGTAAAGCGTGAATCGATTGGTGCACTGGCAAAATACCTATCGCAGAACATCAAGTCGATTCGCGACAGCATCACGCAACTTGAAGTTCTTGCAGAAATGATGGAAATTGACAAAGACACGGACTCGGTTCTTTTGGATAAAAACTTTGTTGATGACTTCAAGGATTGCGTCAAGCAAATCAAAGACAAGTACGAAGACACGGTCAAGGCGGCTAATCAGTAGTGGCAAAAGCCAAACAATCAAAACAAAAATCAACATCAAAAAGCAAGGCTGAATCAAGGGCAGAAATTGACCTTATCGGCGGAAGTTATGACGGAAAGAAATTCGGCGTTGTTTTTCCTACTCCGAAATACATAGTTCTCGGTTTTGGCACGGAGTTGTACGAACGCCAAGACCTTGATATAGTGATAGACGCAACATACAGGTACACGGACAATTGGCCCGCCTACAAAAAGTGGGTCAAAGAACAGGCACTCATATAACCAATGACTAATCCAAAAATCCAAACACTTCAGGTCAATGGCTACCGCTATTACAAGCATCCAAATATTGCTTCAGTAAAGGCGCCGTCAGTTACATCAATCATCGACATGCTTCCAGCGCCGTTCCTGCGGACATGGAATAGCAAGGTCACGGCAAACGCAGCAGTTGACAACATCGAATACGTCAACGAACTTATCTTGGCTAATCAGCAAGAGAAGGCTCGTCTTTGGCTAAAGGCAGCACCAGAGCGTGAACTAAAGACTGCAGCAGATGTCGGAGACAGGGTTCATAAAGCGATTGAAGAACGAATCGCAAATCCTCTTGCTCCATACGACGAAGACCTTGAGCCATTCATTCGCAACTTTGACCTTTTCTGCGTTGAGTTTGAGCCCGAGTGGTTACATGTAGAAAAGTCGGTGTTTTCTATTACCCACATGTACGCTGGCTCTTTTGACGCGATTGCAAAGATTCGGGACAAGACAACGCTCATCGACTTCAAGACAACGCGCTCTGGCATCAGTTCAAAAGTCGCTCTGCAGTTGGCGGCCTATTCAAGAGCAGACGTTATGTTTGATGGGGACATTGAGATTCCAATGCCAAAGGTTGATGCTGCTGCGGCACTGTGGCTAAGGCCAGACCAGTGGGGTGTGTTCCCACTCCGAATAGATGATGACATATTTGAGACGTTTTTGGCTTTGCGCAGGACGTTTGAGTGGGAAGCCAGGCAGTCAAAAACTGCTATGTTGTCACCTACAAGTTACAAGGCAGGAAGATAATTATGGAAACAGATATCAAGCCAGAACACTGGAATTCAGCGGCAGGCATTGTCCTTCGCCACATAGTCAACAAAGCACAACATCCATCATTTGCAAGCATTGGCAATTTGCAGACAAAAATCCAAGTTGAGTTTGATGCAATTGTTGATGGAGTATTTCACTCCAATCCCCCAATGAACGAGAACGCAATGCAGGGATTGTTTGAAGACATCTGCGCGGCCGCCCTGAATGGCTACGCCGCAGAGTTAAAGGTTTCCGCTGAAGAGGCGGGAATACAGGTGCTGCAAACCGTAATTGGTAAGCAGCGCATGTACGGACATGGGAACATCGCGCGTTTTGAGATTCCCGGCATAACAATTCGTCTTAATGACAAATTGGAACGCCTCAAGAATCTCCAAAAGCATGATGGGCCAGTTCTGTTTGAACCAATTAACGACACATGGCTGGACATTTGCGGGTATTCCGTGATTGCCCTCATGTGGATTAATAAGTGGTTCATGCTGGAACTTGCACCCGAATCCAAGTAAACATCAGGTACACAGGAGATAAACATGACAGCACAGGTAACAATCGTCGGGAATCTGACTTCAGACCCCGAACTGAAATCAACAAAGACGGGAAGCAGTGTCCTCAAAGTGGGCGTTGCGGTCAACCGTCGTTGGAAGAACAAGCAGGATGAGTGGGAAGAGACAGTCTCTTACTTCGACGTCAATGCTTGGGGAGAACTGGCAGACAACGTAGCCGCCAGCCTGTCAAAGGGCTCGCGAGTGATTGTCTCTGGTCGCCTTGAGCAGCAGTCCTGGGAAAACAAAGAGGGCCAAAAGCAGTCCAAGGTTGTCTTGGTCGCTGATGACTTCGGTGTTTCCTTGCGAAAAGCCCAAGTTAGCGGCATCAATAAGACGGGACAGCAGCAGCAACAGCAGCGCCAGTCTTCGGGTAAGTCAAGCGACTGGACCGCAGAAGACCCGTTCTAGTCGGGACTAACACACCAATGGTGGTGTTTACACCTTTACAGGCGTGAGCACTACCATTGGTGTAGTTTTATAAATATGGCCGATTTGTCATCGTTAGCGCGGTAAAGGAAAAATATGGTTGTGGGCGCAATAGTTACTGTTGTTTCAGCAGCAGTCGTATATTTTGTTACAAAGTATTTGGGTTTTATCCAGCGTGAGCGGATTTCTTCGGCAGCACTTGTCGGTGCAACTGCCTGTTTTGCCACCGCCGGCTTTTTGGTTGACGAAGCGCTGGGATTTGCTGCGCTTGCAGCATGCTTGGCAGCACTAGGTCTTTTGCTTGGCTACGAGGCGGGTGAATAACAGTGGCATTTTTAAAGTCGTTTACTCGTGCCGGAGCCGATGGGTTTCTCGGGATGACAGAAAAGAAGCGATACACAACCTCTGGATACAGCAGGCCCGGCGAGCCATACAAAGATGGCTGGGATGTAGAAAGAGGCATCAACCAAGCGCTTGACAGAGTTGTTTGGGTCTATAAAGCGGTATACGCAATTGCGTCAAACTCCGCCTCTCTCCCTATCGGACAAAGAAAAGGTGACTGGCGAATCGGCGAAATGACATGGGATGACCCATTGCTTGAACTGCTGAACCGCCGACCAAATAAGACGATGGACGCATTCACGTTCCGTTTCATGCTCTCTTCTCAGGTGCTTCTTTCCAAGAAGGGCGCATATGTAGAAATCACACGAAACCGCCTTGGCGATGTTTCCTCGTTGTTCTTGCACCAGCCTCAATACGTATTCCCAATTCCAGACCCAACAAATTTTGTTGCTGGATATTCGGTTGAGTACCCCAACACGCCAAAGAAAATTGTTGAGCCAGAAAACATGATGTGGATTCGCGTTCCACATCCAATCGACCCATACAAAGGCCAAACTCCACTGGAGTCTGCAGGACTCGCAGTTGAATTTGACTACTACTCACGCGTTTACAATCGCAACTTTGTAATCAACGACGGTCGCCCAGGTGGAATTCTTGTAGTTAAGGGAGACATGGAAGAGGAACAGAGCGAAGAAATTGCTCGTCGTTTCCGTGGCACAACAGGTTCAAACATCGGTGGCGCTGGCCGAACCACCGTTATCTCTGCAGAAGATGCAAGTTTTATTGACACATCAATCAATCAGCGCGATGCTCAATACACAGAAGCGCGCTCGCAGAATAAAGAAGAAATCCTCCTTGCTTTCGGAGTGCCGGAGTCGGTGATTGGAAATGCATCAGGGCGTACATTTGCAAATGCAGACGTGGAACTTGAAGTCTTCTGGCGCGAGACAATGGTCCCGCACCTTACCCTTCTTGAGCGCGCGTTTGACATTCTCGATACCGACAATACGACATACTTCTCATACGACCTTTCTGCTGTTGCAATCCTGAGCAGGGATGACAGAGAGAGGGCCACATTCCATCTTGAGGAACTCAAGCAGGGCGCAATCAGTATTGATGAATATCGCGAACTCACTGGTCGCGAAGGCGTTGGAATGGATGCCCTGCTCGTCCCGACAAATCTCTCCCCAGTTGTCATGTCAACTGATGGCGGCGGCCTAGAGGACGGCGAAAGAGTCAACCCAAATCAGCGCCCTGGCCGCAGGCCAAATGACCAGCCAGACGAGGCTGTTCCTGGTGCCGGTTCACCATCTCCAACTTCGCCGCGACTCACCACGGACAATACGGAGAATCCATCCCCGCGCGCAATCTATGAGCCAACCCTTGCTCCACTTTCCCACCCCATGGGAGATGCTGTAAAAGATGTTTCAGTTGTGCAGCGTCGAACCCGCCAACTTGACCGTCTTGAGGCCAGCGTTACCCTCCAAATCGCCTCCTTCTTTAAGAGGCAGCAGCGAGTCGTCATGGAGAAGGCATCTTCAAAGAAGATGAAGGAACGCTGGGATTCTGGTGAAAAGATTTCCGTAGATGACTTCTTTGATATTGAGGTATGGAACGAGCAACTTGAGATGGACGGCAAGACTTGGATATCTGCCGTCTTCCTTGACGGGGCAATTGACGTTTCAAGTGATGGCTTTGACAAACTCGATATGCAAGGCAAGCAGGTCCAGGAACTGATTCAAGACCGAATCAGTAATCTCCTCCTCGTCAATACGACCACTCGAATCAACATGGAAAAGATGTTGAATTCCTACGCTGGAAGACCGCATTCATCGTTTACGAACGAACTTGCCTCATGGATGGCCGAATCATTCACTAAGCGAATCAAGACAATTGTGCGAACAGAGGTCTCTGGTGCTTTTAATGCCGGACTTCTGTGGGCAGCCCGCCAACTTGGGTTTACGCAAAAAACATGGATTCACGCCACAAATGAAGATGGCAGAGCAGAACATCACCATGTTGCCGACACAACGGTTGGGATTGATGATGGCTTTCAGATTGAAGGCAAGTCCGTAATGTTCCCAGGAGACTTTGTCAATGACGGGGCATCAGTCATCAACTGCCGATGCACACTGTCGTTTGCTTAACCTATACGGCAAGTTAAGTTAGTCTTTCCGTTTACGCGTGTGTATAATCGCATGCAGGAGGCCAGATGGACCGCAAAAATGTTCCGGTTTCATCAGTTCGCGGACTGAGCGATGCTGATGGGATTGTCGAGGCAATAGTCTCGGTCACGAATATTGTTGACTCAGTCAACGACGTAATTGAGCCGGGTGCTTACAGGAACACTTTGCGCAAGAGGAATCCAAAAGGCGTTTGGTCGCACGACACCAATATTCCAGTCGCAAAAACACTCAAGGTCGAAGAACTCATGCCTGGAGACGAACGTCTTCCGGAAGATTTGCGCTCACAGGGCGCTGGCGCGCTCATGGTAAAAATGCAGTTCAATTTGAACACAAGCCGTGGGCGAGATGCCTTCCACGACGTGCAGTTTTTTGCTGAAGAGCAAGAATGGTCAATTGGATATTCGGTGCCAGAAGGCAAGTCAACAACTGATGAAAAGACTGGCGTTCGCTTTATCAAACAGTTGGAACTCTACGAGTACTCGCCCGTCATTTTCGGCGCTGCCCCAAACACGCGCACTCTGAGCGTCAAAGATGACCTGGTCGGCATTGAGGAAGATGATGATGACATCGATTGGGATGAGTCAAAAGCCGGAGATTACTCAGACCTAAATTTCAGAATCCCTGATGGTGCAAAGAAGCAAGCAGAAACCGGACTCCGCTGGTCACGCGAATATAATCGCGGCGGAACATCAGTTGGCAAGAACACCGCCAACTATCTGATTAACAACACGACTGCAGCACCGCGTAAAGTTCGCCATATCGCCAAGTATTTCCCTCGCCACGAAGTGGACCTTCGCACGCCGGCAAACAGCAGGCCAGGCGCAGATGGGTATCCAGGTGCTGGCCTCATTGCGTGGAAACTGTGGGGCGGAGACGCTGGTAGGACATGGGCAACAAAACTCGTTGAGGCGATGAATCGCCGAGATGAGGAGAAGTCACTGGACATCAAAGCCGAACCAGGAGATTTGCGTGTTGGCGATTTTGTAAGTTGGAATTCTTCTGGCGGAACTGCTCGCGGAAAAATTACTCGCATCCTGCGTCGTGGACGCATGAATGTTCCTGACAGCAGTTTTACCATCACTGCAACTCCAGAAGACCCCGCAGCAATGATTCGCGTTTACCGCAATACTGGCGATGGTTGGGAGCCAACTGACACGATGGTCGGTCATAGGTTTTCTACCTTGCGCAAGATTGAAGCGCTCAAGGATATTTATACCGATATGCCAGAAGGAAATCCTGGTTCATTCGGCACACCGCAACGACCAGGCGTTGTTGGTCGCCCGCGCCCACGTCGCCGTCGTCGAACAGACGAAGGTAAGCCATACCGCATTTCGCGAAACATGCAAGGATGCAGCGGGTACGCAGTAATCAAGGAAGGCGAAAGTACGCCAGTCCCTGGCGGCTGTCACGAGACCCTTGCTGACGCGCGTCGTCACATGGCTGCTCTCTACGCAGCAGAAACGCCAAAAGATGGTCTTTCCGACATTGAAGAAAAAGACTCTTATGGAAGATTCCACCCAAGCCTGACTGCAGATGAACAAGCACTCCATGATGCGCTAGTGCGCATTGCTGACGAATATGGCAAGTTTGACGAAGACGGTTCTGGAATCTGGGCAGGCTATGAATCGCCAGCCGAAAACGACGAAAAGTCAATCGGAGTTAAGTGCGCAAACTGCACCCTGTATATGGGTGAAGGAAAGTGCGCCATCATTAAGCAAGAAGTTCAGGAAAACGGCAAGTGTCGATTTGCCGTGATTCCAGATGGAGTTGTTCAGTGGAATGACATGAAGAGCGAAGAGTTGTCCTTTGAAATGAAGGACGAAGAGTGGGATGCCATTGAGGCAAAGGCAAATGGCGGTCCAATTCGCAGCCACTCAACAGCGGTTCGTGATGATGAGACGCTGAACCGTAATGCGATTCTCAGTACTCGCTCACCGGAAGACCCGGCGTACTATCGAAAGATTTTTGCCTATCACATTCCAGGAACAGACGGGACACGCAAGACCCACTACACATTTATTCACCATCACGTTTCACAAGACGGACGCCCTGGTGCTGCCGCAATGTCGGAGTTGAGAGTGCAAATGGCGATTCTTAACGGGGCACGCGGTGGAACGAAGTTGCGCGGCGCAGACCGAAAGGCGGTGTACAACCACATCGCTCGTCACTACCGTGACGGGGGAGAGACACCACCTTCATTGAAGTCTGACCAAGAAGTGGATAATCTAATGATTAAGCGTGGTTATATTTCTGAGCCACTGACGAAAGAAGATACTGATGTCTGAGAATAACGAAGTTGAGATTAAAGATGCTGGCCCAAACGGCCGCGTCATTCCATCGCACTCAACATCGGTTGACCGGACATCTGCTTGGGACAGGACAGTACAGTTCCGCAAGATGCGCTCACCTGCAACACCGTCTTACTACGACGACATTTTTGCGTTTCAACTCCCAAACACAAAGGGAACACGCAAGACTCACTACTCCTTCGTCCATCACTTTGTTGGCGAAGGTGGCCGAGCAGGAGCCGCCTCTGGCCGAGCACTTTCCAACTCCGTGGCAGTTCTCAATGGTGGACGACAGGGAACAGTTTTGCGAGGAGCGGCACGTCAGGGCGTTTACCGCCACATCGCCGCGCACTATGCTGATGCGGATATGCAAGCACCCGAACTCAAGTCAGATGAGGATGTTGATGCAATCATGATGTTTAAGGGCCTAATTGATGCCCCATTGGCTGAGTCGCTTGACTTGACCGTCAAGGGATTGCAAGATTTGGATAACATCATCGACGTCGAGAGCGATGTCGCCTGGATTGAGGGTAAAACCGAGATGAAAGGCATCGTTGTCGAGGCCGATGATGATTCCGCACTTGTTGAGCAAGTGGACGAAAAAGGCGAACGTACCGGCGAGTTCTTTGAACTTGACTATGCAGAAATGAAACTCCGCACATTTGTTGTCATGGAGAAGGTTGACGGCATGGCAGAAGCAGGAGCCATCGTTTCTTGGGAGACCACCCAAGGGACTTTCTATGGGGATGTGGTCTCGGTCGAGACAGACGGCAAGGTCCGTGGAGAGCCCCAAGGCCTAGAACTTGAGGGGACTGAAGAAAACCCCGCTTACCTCATCAGGGTATGGATGCAGGAGGCCGCGGAGGAAGAGGATGAGGCCGAGGATGACGAGGATATGCCCGAAGAAGAGGCTTCGCTGAAGTCAGCAGGGGAATGGCACCCAACCAACGTAACAGTCGTGGCGAGGGGGGATGCCCTCAAGGTAGAGGAAGCCTTGCCCACAGGAGACCCCGAAGAAGGCTATTCTGAAGGGGAGGATGAAGAGGAGAGTGCAATGAAAAAGATGGACACCGAGTTCATGGCGCTGGTTGAGCGGGCCATGAAACAGAACGCGGAGATTCTTGAGCGTTTGGCACAGTACGACAGCGGTGATGTGACCGAAGAAGTCGCTCCAGTTGCAGAAGAAGCAAAGTCCGACGAAGTTGCAACAGAAGTCGCAGCGGAAACAGCAGAGATTGTTGAGGAAAAAGCAGCGGAAGAAATTCCCGCAGTTGAGACAACCGAGACTGTTGAAGAAGTGAAGTCAGAAGAAGCAGCAGCAGAACAAACAGAGACCACTGAAGCCACAACAGAAGTTGTTGAGGAAAAGGCCGCCGACGACCAAAAGCAAACTGCGGCCATTTCGTTTGATGACCTGAAGGAATTCCATCTCCTTTTGAAGGAAATGTCGAAGTAATCTTCGTCCACTAAATCCCCAATCGGGGACCAATCATGTGCTAATCTTTGTTTGGGCGGAACCAAACAAGGAGACTCATGGATATCTACGAAGAATGCAAGCAGGAAGCAATCAAGTCCTCAACCAATAAAGTTGAGGTGCTTCTTGAGACGTTAAACAAAAAAGATGCAGAAAGCCTAAAGAAGGCTCTGCTGGACCCAGCAATTTCCACTCGCACAATTGCGCGAGTGCTTGAAAGCAACAAAATTGAATGTGGCGTATGGGCAATTAATAAGTGGCGCAGGCAAAAGGGTATTGCGCTTTCATCAACACACACACTCATTAAGGAGAACAAATAACAATGCCTTTGTCTGACGATTTTTCCAAGGTGACAGAACAAGCACACATAGAAGCAGTTGCAAAACTGCTGAAAGAGCACAACATTAAGCCAGAAGAAGTCGGCTCAATCAAGTCGATGAAGGTTGGCAAATGGCAAACAGTTACGAAAGACGAAGCGGGCGAAGCGCAAATACATGACCTCAAGGGCGCCAGCATTGTTCTTAGTCCAAAGTGGGATATGGGTCCGGAGTGGCCGGTAATAACACAAGGCCCTAAGTACAGCGTTCCGAAAGGAAAAGCAAAGTCTCGCAAGCCAAAGCAGTGGGAAACCGCTGTGATTCTTCCGGACATGCAGATGGGCTATTACAAAAAGTCACTTGAACTGAACGCAGAGTTGGAGCCAATTCACGACGAGTCTGCAATTTCGATAGCAATCAAACTTATCGAAGACATCAAGCCTGACCAAATCGTAATGCTCGGAGACAATCTTGACTTTGCTGAGTTTGGCAAATATCTGACTGCTCCAACATTCAAGCAGTTGACGCAAGCAACAATTGACCGAGCAACATTGCTATGTGCTCAATTGCGCAATGCGGCACCAAATGCAAAAATCACTTGGATTGCTGGGAATCACGAAGCGCGTCTTGCTAGATACATTCAGACAAATGCGGAAGCAGCATTTGGATTGACACGCGGAAAACTGATGGACGAACTGCGCGAAAACTGGCCAGTTCTGTCGGTCCCTAATCTCTGCAGAATGGATGACTTTGGTGTCGACTACTTGTCGGGATATCCAGAGTCGTTCTTGGCGTTGAATGAAAATCTCATCATTCGTCACGGTGACAGGGTTACATCAAATGGTTCAACTACAACAAAGTATTTGAACGATGCACATAAATCTGTCATCTACGGACACATTCACAGAGTTGAGGTTGCGTATCGCACACGAGTTTCTGAGGCTGGTCCGCGAACAGTCATGGCAGCAAGCCCAGGATGCTTGTGCAGAATTGACGGTGCTGTTCCGTCAACAAAGTCTGGCGCAGATGAATTTGGCCGACCACTTATGCAGGGTGCAGAAAACTGGCAGCAAGGCTTGGCAGTTGTTCAGTACCAGCCAAAGGGTGTTGGCGAAGAATGGTTCAACTATGAGCAGATGTGGATTTACAGCGGCCGCGGCATCTTTAGAGGCGTGGAGTATGTCGCTTAGTGATGACGAAAGAGACGAGTTCAATCGTCAGTTTGATTTGATGATTGAGAACGGACTCATTGAAGTCATCGGCATAAACGAGCGCGGAGAATGGCTGTATCAGGCAACTGAAAAAGGCAAAAATCTCTATCAGGCGGTCATGGATGCTGGACTATTGGACCAGTTTGATTGGTTTGCGGATGGAGGGGAAGAGTAAATGTCAGCCAGCACACCAAACAATTTTGAGGATGACGGAGACCTAAAGTTTTCGGTAATTACGATTTCGGTCTCTCAAGACGACCTGAATGAGCCAATCCACGTAGACCTTGGGTCAATCCCCCCATTTGTGGCTTCATCGGTGCTCGAAAAGGTGGTTTCAATACTCAAAATGGCTGTTCCAGCCCCGAAAGTCACCTTTAAGGGCATGGTTATAGCAGAGCCATTTATCCCTACGGTTATCGACTTTGACTCCTTCGTTGAAGACCTGTTCAACGAAGACGGAGACGACGAAGAAGAAAAGTAGTTGCCTGCTTGACAGGATGACAATGCTCTAGCATACTATGTCATAACGAGGTGCTTACCTTGTGTCCTATAAGTACAAACACTCTAAAAGGAGTACCTACTATGGCTTACGATAGCCGTCTTAAGGAACTTAAGGGTGCACTCAAGGATGTCCTCGCGCAGAACGACGCAATCGTCGACCATGTCGAGGCCAATCGCGAAGAGGGCGGCCCAGAAGTTCAAGTTGAAGCAAAGCATGTCGAGGCGTTCCGTTCGGGACTTGCCAAGGCTCGCGAAATCCGTTCAGAAATTGAAGCCCTTGAGGGCCTTCAGGAAGTCAAGGCTTGGGCTGCTGGTTCGCAGCCTGCAGTCGCGGCAGCCCCGAAGACTCTCTACGTCCCTGGTGACGAGCGCAAGT